GGAATAGACAGAACAATTACGAACCACTCGTCTTTCCAACTCGATTGAGAGCCTTGCGCCATAATGCGCTCCCAGTCAGCAACCGAAGTCTCTTTACTAAGCATGATCTTTGCTTTGGCTTCAGCCTCTGTAAGTTTTAACTTTGCACTGGCAGCTTGTGCCTGTGACTTTGCATCAAGCCAACTTCCCGCTAGATTGGCTATCGGCCCTATTAATGATTGTAGCATTATTATCCCTCCATTTGTATGCTAGATTTCTTGTTGTCCGCCTTTGCACTGTAGGCATTAAAGCCCATGAAAGCCGCAACCACCCCGGAAGCAGCTATCACATATACACTTGCAATATCTGTGATAAGACTCGCCGCCTTGTCAAAACCCAAAACACTAGCCAAAAGTATGATAAACGGGTAAATCAACATTCCTGCCAAAGCAAAACCTGTAAACCTGCGCTCTGCATTACGCTTCAAGTCTCGATCAACCATTTCAAGTCTACGGTCTTCAAGAGCAAGTTTATTCCATTCTGCTTTTTCAATAACACCGTTCTTATTCAAATCAGCTTTGTCAAATTCCGTCATTTAGTTGCCCTCGCATACGCAATTGCTATTCTTTTTTCCCGGGTGATTATAACAACTTTCCAGTTTTTGTCATATATAATGTATTTTCCACGCCATTCTTTGAGTATCACCGTTCTATTTTAATACACACAACTTTTGAATTTTGGTTTGTAACCAAAACTTTAGCTTCTTTTTGAGCCATTTTGCAGGCTTCTTCGCTAGAATAACTTCCCACGTGATAGTGGTCAAAGTTGCCAGTAATTACTTGCAGCCAAAGCAACACCCACATTTAAATACTCGCTACAAGCATATAAACAAATGGAAACGCTGCCACAAACATTAAAAACAAAATACTAAGCACCAATTTCATCACCACCTCCCTTGCCATTTTCCTAAAAAATAAAACAAAACAAATAATATCCCACCACTTACAACAAAGATAAAAGCCCCAATAGCAAAATTTATTGCAGCATCCATCTGTTCCTGCTTACGGTAAAGCTCATCCTTACGCTGCTTACGCATTTGTGCCTCAATCGCCAAGACTTCTTTCCAAGCACTCGGCCCGTAGGTCCAAGATATGTGGTCCTTGATCTCGGCCCGCATTTGCTCCATCTTTTTTTTCTGAGCAAATATCTCCAAAGCAGTCTCTTCGTCAGACCCCTTAAACGTCTTTTTCCAAAACGGAGGATTCTTCTCCCGCTCTTCCAGGTTTGTAAAATCAGAGAAAGCTTTCCCCCACTGGGAAAGCTGACCCGTCATATCTTGTAAATCCTTACCCGCCCCTATCGCTGCTTTAAGCGCCTTAAAGCTCCCTGTCGCTAGGGCGACACATGAAATTGGGTCCATATGGGCTAGACACCCATATGTGTCGTGCCCTTAATAGCTGCGCCAGTGCCACGAGTTTTCACCTTCTTATAGGTGTCACCCGCCATCGGAGGTGTTTTAGGCTTTCCGACTGTCTCAGGCTTGGGAGCTTTTGTAGGCGTGTTTACTACAATTTTTACCTTGGACATTTTACTTTCCTTTTTGTTTAAGTAGTTCTCTTTGCATTGCACTATCAATTCGAGCCGCGGTCTGCTGTTCTTGACTTGCCAACCTCTTCTCAAACTGCTCTCCACGCATCTGCTGATTCTGCGCGTCAAGCTGCAATTTCTGTTGGTCCAGTTGAGCATCTGATTGCTCTGACTGTGCCCGTATCTGTAACTCCTGCTCTTTCAACTTTACAAGCGGATCCGGCTGATTTGCACCAGAGACTTGCGCCGATAGCTGTTTGGCCTGCTGCATACCCTCTGCAACAAACTGTGCAACCAATGCCTCGAACTGCAACTCCTGTTGATCTGCATCCATCGGACCCAACTGCGCCATCTGTGCCATAGCCTGCTCTTGTGCCGCAATCTTCACATGCTCCATGACGTGCTTCTGCATACCCAAAGCAACAGGAGGCATCTGAGCAACCATCGGACTCGCACCAAAAACCAAGTGGGACATAATATGCGCCTGATGATTCTGACCCTGAAACGCAAACAACTTCATGTTGTCCAATGCATTGATGTTCTCCTGCGCAGGGTCCGTGGGCAACGGCTCTTCGTCCGGCATCGATTTCAAGATTCTGTCGGTATCTGTAACACCCAACGCCTCATACATATCCCTAAACACCTCATGCATATTATGCATCTCTGGCGCTTGAGCCGCCAATTGTAACTTAGTCTGAGCTAACGCAATCCGCTGCGCCTGACTAAATACATTCGGATTAGAAACAGGTATGACATCCACACGGTCATCAAAGTCACTCGCCATGACCGCCTGATCGCTGCCCGCGATACTATACGGATATTCCTGTGGTAAACTCTCCGACATTACCCGCGCAAGTATCTTAAACTCCTGCCGCATCGCATAGTGCAATCTCTTATGAACAGCACTCATGACCCGCGAACCCTGTTCCAACATCGCTATCGTTGTGCCAACAGCAGCTTGCTGATTACCGTCGCCAACCTTCATATCTGTAATGGTCGCGAACCGCTGACCTGCCTGAACAACAAACCCTAGCAGATTAAACAGTGTCTGGTCGGGACCCTTAAAAGGTAGCGGCATGAGACTATCTCTAATAGCCCCACCCGGAGCGTCCACGTCACGGAACTCCCCAGGCTGAAGAGGATCGTCATCATCTCTGATACGAAGTCCGCGAGCTTTGAAGCCCGCAGGGAGGTTTGACAACGTACACGCATCGATCAACTGCCTCAGTGCCGCCGTGGCTGACCTCGAAAGGCCGCCAATCGTGTGAATCAAACCCAATCCATAAAAACCAAAACCCGGCAAAAACTTGTAATGCACAAAGTAGTTGATCTTCATACGCATCGCGTCTTCTTCACGATAATTCCGCCGAATCGACAATATCTGCCCGTTATCCTGCGAAATCGTCACCACATATGGCAATTTAATGCCCGTCGGTTCGCCATCTTCCCCTACATCCTCAAACCCCTCTAGGTCCAAATCAACGTGGCATTCCAACAAAGTACAGTCATAATCTATCTGTGACGGCTCAAAACCCCCGATTCTGTTTACTTCTTCCGTAACACCGTCCATCTCCTGCTGTGCAGGTATCACGGGTATATCCAGATAAAATCCCCCGACCTGCATCTTGCGCAAATCGTTCAAATCCATCTTAACAACCTGTGTTACATTCGGACATGTCTCCAAATCTGATGTCTCGTAAGGAACCACAAGGTTTTCCGCAGGCACAAACTTAGATACAATCCGACCCATGTTCTCATCGTAATACACCTTCTTAAACGTGCTACCCGCCAACGGCAGATAAAACAGCATCTGGTCCATGTCCGGCGTGTAATCCTCCATGACATTAGTCAGATAGTAATTCATAAACTGCTTAACGCGCTCGGCCTGATCGATCTTCGCACGATCCTCCTTGCCCATAACAACAGTTCTTACAGGACCCGANGGCGGCAATAACTCGTTAAACGCCTGCGCCTGAAACTGCGTCGCAGCCTCCGCCAACAACGGATGAGTCACACCAGAGGCTCCACGAAACGGTTGCGTTCTGTCCTCGTAACTAAAACCAAGAAGCTCTAACCCATTCGAATAAGTATCTTCCCAATCCTGACGAGACGCCTTGTTACTCTCAAACTCACTGCTTAAATCACCAGAGATCCTAGCCAACTCACTATCCGATAACACCTCCGCCAGGTTATCGCTAAAACCAACATCCCCCATGCTCTCCGCACCGGGATCAAAATCTACAACAACGTCCCCGCTTTCCTCTTCAATAATTTCTACCTCGTCCCCAAGGTCCGTGAGCAACGGTTCCTGCCCAGAGTCTGGTATCTCAAGCTCAACCTCCGCTCTCAAGTCATCCTCTTCCATCTGAGAAGGGACCCCAGAATCCATTAATCCCGCAATTGGTTCTCTAGCCATGAATTACTCCAATCAATAATATGCTCGTATCCTAGCAGATTCTTCACCGTCTTGCCAATCATCTGTTGGTAATTGTACAAAATTCCCCTGACGATACCTCATTAACGCCTGTGTCATGCTGTCCACAAGGTCATCATGCTCCCCATTCGGAAACGCAGCAACCTCCTCAATCAACTCCTCCGCAAACGTCGTGTCAGGTGCCCACACCATCCCCGCCTCAAACAAAGGACTTACACTATGTACCCTCGTTACCTTATCATTACCACGGCTCGGTGTAAAATTCACCACAGGAATCCCCATATTCCGTAATTCGTGCGTCAAAGGCAACCCACTCGCCTTGGCCTCCACTATGACGGTGTCGGGGTCCCAGAACTGATACTCCTCCAACGCAATCCCTTTCAACTCAGGAAACTCCCACCGACCCTTCTTTGAATCCAATAATATCAAATTAGGTCCGCTTC